GTGATTGTTGAATTGGAAACAGAACGGTTGTGGCTCCGGGCCTGGAAAGCCTCAGACAGAGAACCTTTCTTTCGCTTAAATAGCAACCCTGACGTAATGAAATTTTTCCCTGACATACTGACTAAAGCGCAGAGCGATGCTTTTATCGATAATTGTATCCGCAAGTTTGAAACGCAGGGGGGTTGGGGATTATGGGCGGTTGAATTAAAACAGAATGGTGAATTTATTGGCTCTGTGGGGCTGAATATCCCGAACCTCAAATTTCCATTCTCGCCTTTTGTTGAGATAGGCTGGCGTCTGGACAAGCCATTTTGGGGACAAGGTTATACGTGTGAAGCCGCCCGCAGAATTTTTTACTTTGCATTTACCGAAATCGGGCTGGAAGAGGTTGTCGCTTTTACCACAGTTTCTAATTATCGCTCGGAAAATGTCATGAAAAAATTGGGCATGGTCAGGGATGAAAAAACCTTTCTCCATCCGGGCTTGGAAGAAAACCACCCATTGAGGGAGCATGTTCTGTATCGCCTCCGGCGTTCAGATTTTGTATGAGAATGCTGCATGTCATCAAGGTTATCCTCATGGACAGGGATAACCTTGATGAAAATTGCCTTATGTTATTGTCTGGATATGACCAGAGCGACGCGGCCAATGAATTTGATATCGCTGATTGCACAATCAAAAGTGACGTCGCTATCGCTGACCCGAATCTTGCTGATTGGGATTTTGGCAATCTTTTTGATACTGTGCATACCTTCAATGTCCACCAGCCATAAACCATCTTGAATATTATCTTCCTGCGTATCCAGCAGATACCATGAGGCACCATCATCGACAATCAGTGGATTTTTGAGTTCCCTGGTAATCAATTCACTGTCCAAAATCACAGGGCTAACGTCATTGAGTTTACCGCCCGATAATTTTACACGAGAAATGGATGGGGCAATGATATCTTCCAATCGTTCCGCTTTTTTGCCGCTTTCTCCATCTGGGAACATTTCCCCCTGACCCGTGCTCAGCCACAGCAGTGAAGCGCCAGTTTCGAGAGTGCACTGGATGATCCAATCCGCCGGAAAGCTATCACGAAGGTAGCGGTTTGCCATCGTGCTTTTGGAAACGCCCAAATGGTCACTTAGGGCCTGACGTGATTTAAATCCATACGCGCGGACAAGACGTTCAATAGCAGGTCTTCCCCCACTATCGGCCCCCATTTTGATCTCAATATTGGTATTTTTCATTGACAGTACAGATAATAGCTATTAGTATCCCATCAAGGTTCTCGATATGAGACCCGTGATAAGCCCGGATTGGTTAAGCTGAAAACCATTGAGAGATATTGCATCATGAACGCCCAGATTTCAATCTTTATACCTGATATCAAAATATTTCGGAAAGGCCATTCAGAGAATAGTCTGAGAGCTTGAAATAGGGGGAACCGTAGGAAATAGCAGAGGGATCGTTTGGTAGGAAAATGTTGAGGGAAAATATGGCGAATACTGAGAAGGAAAAATTTGCCCAGATTAACCTCGGCCAGCGGCTGGAAGGATTGAATCATCTGTCGAGGATTAGGGCGACATATTGGGGTGACAATGAAAAGGAGTTGGCGCGGTTTTTGGCTGATATGCGTGACAAAAGAGACGGTTACTACGAACAGAATAAACGGGCGTTATCTGCCATTTTCTATCTGGCGAATATTCCGCACTCCCGCCACGATAGTGAATTTAACCATTTTACCCAAGAGGAAAAGCAGGCGCTGATCAAGGCAATGAATCATATTAAGGTTGTTGTCAGTCAATTTCCGAAGTACCTGACATTACCTAATTAATGACAGCTTTCTATACTCGATAAATTTCAGGTTGCAATCCGCAAGACGACGCGAGGCCTTATATTTCCCCGCTGCGTGGAGAAATATAACACGCATCTTGAAGTTGGATGGGTATAAATATGTTCTCTCTCTTTTTTGAACCAATGGCATGGATACGCCAGGCTCTTACTCGTCCTGAATATGGTGAACTTGATGAATAGTAACATTATCACTTATGAACAAAACATCCCGCTGGGTGTTTCAATGGCGGAGCGCCTGTTATGGGACGTTAACGCGGAAGATCATCAATGGCGTCACCAATATATAGGACAAGTGCCGGATTTTCTGGCGAAATATTTTAGTCACCGTTATATCGATATTTTTCATCGTTCAGGGCGCCGTGATGCAAATTCTTTCCTGAGAAAAGCGGTTGGACAGAAGGTCTTGCCAAGATTGCAGTTAGTAAAAGAAAGATACCAGTTTAACCACCCTATTGCTGGTATGGCACCTTTTCCTTTTATTGAACAATTGGAAAATGTAGCAACGTATGGTCGCAAACAGCTCTTGAAACTGGCTCACGATATCTCCGTTTTTATTGCGGATAATTATGAGCACTATTCTTTGCGTGTTTCCCAAAAACACTCATCAACTTCTGTTGGTGGCAAAGATGAGTCATTTTCCCGTGTCGCTAAGTTGTATCAATTACTGGCAAAACTGACTTTGCAATGTGGTACTCATCCACCTTATTGGCAGCGTTTCAATCATGGCCGCAAACAGCCATCAGTTGATCAACTCTGTTCTGGCATGTTGCGCATGATGTCTGCCCGCTGGTGGTATTTTCGGTTAAAACGCCTGCGTGATATCCGATCTGAACATATGGCCATTGCCGTTGGGCAGGTACAGCAAGTCGCTTCTCCTTATGTTTCATGCCAGGCGTTACGGGAATGGCTGGAACAAAAACGGCACAATCGTGAATTTTTCAAGCATTTTGATTTGGAAAATGAAAAAGGGGAGCGAATTTCACTGGCAGAGACCGTTGTTCATAGCAACGCAAATCCGGCAATCCGACGTTGTGAATTGATGGTCAGAATGCGCGGTTTCGAAGATATTGCCGACAAGATGCAATGTGTTGGGGAATTTTATACCATCACGGCACCTGCAAAATATCATGCTGTCCAGCATAAGGGCGGGTTTGTCAAATCCTGGAATGGCGCAACACCACGTGATACTCAACGTTATTTATGCGGTGTCTGGGCAAAAGCTCGGGCTGCGTTGGCACGGGCAGGTATTAACCTATTTGGTTTCCGTGTGGTGGAACCACATCATGATGGTACTCCTCATTGGCATATGGTGCTGTTTATGTTGCCGGAGCATTTGCAGCAAGTCAGAAGGCTCCTTGAGCATTACGCCTGTCAGGAAGAACAGGGCGAATTAGAGGACGATGAAGCCAAAAAAGTGCGTTTTAATTATCGGGCGATCGATCCCAGTAAAGGCAGCGCAACAGGCTATATTGCCAAGTACATTTCCAAAAACATTGACGGTTATGCGTTGGAAGAAGAAAAAGACCATGAAACCGGCGAACCCCTGCGCGATATGGCAAAATCAGTGACTGCCTGGGCGAGTCGCTGGCGTATTCGCCAATTTCAACAAATCGGTGGCGCTCCCGTTTCGGTTTGGCGCGAATTGCGTCGGCTCAGGGAAGTACGCCTGTCTGACCACAAGATAAATGCAGTGTTACAAGCGGCAGATGAAGGAAATTGGGCTGCTTATACCCAAGCACAGGGCGGACCTTGGGTTTCACGTCGTGATTTAATTATTCGTTTATCTTACAAAAATATCCCTTTTGGCAGTCCTTACGGTGAGGATGTTCAATCCATACAAGGTGTGACCTCACCATTTTTGTCCCACGCCGAATTTATTTGTACGCGAACCCACCAATGGACCCTCGTGCCAAAATCAGAATCGACGGCTACCTCTGAACGAATTGTCTATAAAAGACGCATAAAATTTTCCTCTTGGAGTTCTGTCAATAACTGTACGGATGAACAGGTAAATAGAAAGAGAGCAGGTTATCCAGACCATAGAATTGTCGTAGCAGAAAAATCAATCAAATTGGCAAATATTTCTGCTAAAACAACAAACAATAGTCACTAACTATTAAATTTAATGACTAAAACAGGCAAAAAATACTTTAATTTTAGTCTTATTACGTGTACTGTATATACATACAGTTTCTTATATAGAGGCAGATAGATCAGTGGAATCTCTTATAGAATCATTGGTAGCGCAACGTATCAATTTCATTGCTAGAATGGCAACAAGTTGCGAATGCAATCATGCGGAAGACAAAGAGCTGGCACTGGTTTGGATAGCAGAGCTATCTGCACCTTATGAAAAAAGGTTTAACAGTTACCAGAGTAACCAGGGAAGCGATCTGTTAGGGAATTCGGGTGCAATAATAGAAGAATAGATTTGGCAGCGGGGGAAATCATGCGAGTAGAGATACTTTTCGATAAACGAGCTAATGTTTCTGAATCAGTCATATCTTCATTAGAAAGTGAACTAAAAAAAAGAATATTACCACACTATCCTGATACGAATTTTAGAGTTGAAATTAGCAGCAGCACCTCCGTGAGGGTGACAGGGACTAAAAAAAGTAGTGAACACGACCACATGATGGAACTCATTCAAGAGGTTTGGGAGGATGATAGTTGGCTATCTGATTAACGCTGACAAAGGGGCAATATCCTCCAATGAATAGCCTCCAATGAATAGCCTCCAATGAATATCCTCCAATGAATAGTAGTCATTGTAATAAGAGATAATCGCCAAGGGGCAGGAAATGATTTCCTGTCCCTTGGTTTATGTACCACTCACCTGACAATCCCACCGCATTGAGGCATTTTGCTAATTATTTGATCATAACTCTCCGATTTACTAACTGACTTTTGCAAAGAGGAAGGAGAGTGTATGCAAGTTATCGCACAACAAAATGAGACAGTTGATGCCATTTGCTGGCGTCATTATGGTCGTACATTGGGAATGACTGAGCGTGTGTTGCTGGCAAACCCGGGATTGGCTGATTTTGGCGCGGTACTGCCGCATGGAACGAAAGTTGAAATGCCAGAATTTATGCCGGTCGCCAGTAAACCTATTATCCAGCTTTGGGATTAAGGGGAGGTTGAACGGGTTTGTTGGGAATTAATACACTAAAAACGATGCCCTTAATGATGAGCCTGGTCATTGGCGGAAGCCTTGGCTGGTGGGGGCATCGCTCCCTGTTTCTCAGCGAAGTGGCGGGTTTGAAACAGCAACAGGCTGCGCAGCTTGCTGCCATCAACCAAAAAGCCTATTCAGAAACGTTGGCAGCTATTGGGCAAATGAAAGATGCGCAAAACCGGGCTGCACAATTGGATGAATACTATTCAGGACAATTAGCTCATGTCACCGAAAAAAATGCGGCTTTACGTGCTGACATTATTGCTGGTCATCGGCGGGTGCAAATCGCCGCCGCCAACCTTGCTACCTGTCAGCTCACCCAAAACCGAGATACCGGCACCCGCCGCCTGGGCGATGGAACCCAAGTCGAACTCACTGCAAACGCTGGACACGCTATTTACGATATCCGAACCGGCATCATCAAAGATCAGGCCAAATTAGATTATTTACAACAGTATGTACGGGATGTTGTTCGGCAGTGTCAATCGGAATGAGCGCATCTTATTGCAATGCGGTTTTCAAGGCCTTCTTTCATTCCAAAGAAGGCCTTTTATTTTATTGATTTAAAAAGATTTTTATTCTGGATTTGTATGCTGTTTCTTACAAACACAGTTTAATGTCCGGCCTGCTGTTTCATGGCATTCTTACGTCATGAACACACAACTCACTGAACTGACGCGCTTATTGCGCAACCTGATCCGAACCGGCGTTATTACCCAAGTGGATACCACAAAGGGAATGTGCCGAGTAGCGACAGGCAATCTTGAAACCAACTGGCTGCACTGGTTGACATCCAGAGCGGGAAACTCCCGCACATGGTGGGCGCCCAGTGTCGGTGAGCAGGTTTTATTACTGTCCATAGGCGGAGAACTGACCACCGCCTTTGTATTGCCTGCGATTTTTTCAGATGAGTTTCCGGCACCATCAACATCACCTGAAGCGACGCATATCAAGTTTCCCGATGGTGCCGTGATGGAATATGAACCGCAATCTGGCGCATTGACTGTGACTGGTATTAAAACCGCGACAGTAACTGCTTCGGATTCCGTCCATATTACCGCGCCGGAAATCACCTGTGTCGCCAGCACCCGAATTACGCTGGATACACCGGAAGTCATCTGCACGCAGCTAATGAGCACAGGCAACTTGATCGTGCGCAACGGCGGCAAAATGACGGGCAATATTGAACACACCGGAGGCACATTCAGTTCCAACGGCGTGGTCGTGGATTCCCATAAACACACCGGCATCCGGTCAGGCGGTGACACATCAGGAGGCCCCGTATGATGTACCTGGGAATGAATCGGCAGACGGGCCGAGAGCTGACAGATTTGGCCCATATCCGGCAATCCGTCAGCGATATTTTATTAACCCCTGTGGGCAGCCGTATTGCGCGCCGTCCCTACGGTTCTTTGCTGCCAGAACTGATTGACTGGCCACAAAACGCAGCGCTTCGGCTTCAGGTTATGGCGGCCAGCTATACCGCAATCAGCCGTTGGGAGCCACGCGTGATGCTGACCTCCATCACGATGGAAACCCGGCAGGACGGCAAAATGGTGGTGGATATTACGGGTACTTATCATCAATCCGCCAAGGAATTTTCACTTTCTATTCCGGTGAGCCATTCCCGGTGAGGTAATAAGTCATGCCAACAATCGATTTAAGCCAGTTGCCACCACCGGATGTGGTTGAGCCACTGGATTACGAACAACTGCTGGAAGAGCGTAAAAAAGGCTTGATCTCGCTCTATCCAGAAGATCAGCAAGACGCCATTGCACGTACTTTGCAGCTGGAATCTGAACCTTTGGTCAAGTTGTTGGAAGAGAACGTTTATCGTGAGCTGTTCTTGCGTCAACAGGTTAACGAAGCGGCGCGGGCGGTGATGGTGGCCTATTCAACAGGCAGTGATTTGGATCAGTTGGGAGCGAACAACAACGTTTCCCGTATGGTGCTGCATCCTGCGGATAATTCTACCGTGCCACCGACACCGGCGGTGATGGAATCTGACAACGACTACCGCGTGCGCATCCCACAGGCTTTTGAAGGTTTGAGTGTTGCCGGTCCGGTTGGGGCGTATGAATACCATGCACGCAGTGCGGATGGTCGTGTCGCTGACGCTTCGGCAATCAGCCCGTCGCCCGCTAACGTCACCGTGACCATTATGTCGCGGGAAGACAAGGGGGTTGCTTCCAAAGCGCTGCTGGAAATAGTCGAAAAAGCGCTGAACGACGAAAACGTGCGACCCGTAGCGGATCGCCTGAAAATCCAGTCTGCGAACATTGTGGAATATGAAATTGATGCGGTGTTGTACATCTTCCCTACACCAGAATCAGAACCGATCCGCAAGGCGGCAGAACAGCGACTGAAATACTATGTTGAAGCCCAGCACCGTCTGGGGCGTGACATTCGTTTGTCAGCGATTTATGCCGCACTGCATGTGGAAGGTGTCCAGCGCGTGGAATTGAAAGCGCCGGTGAAAGACGTCGTGCTGGATAAAACTCAGGCGTCTTACTGCACCAAAACTACCCTGACGATGGGAGGCTCGGATGAGTGATCGCCTCCTGCCGATGGGTTCGACTCAGCTAGAACTTGCGGCGGCCAAAGCCTGCGCTGAATTGCAGAAGGTCAAGGTTCCGTTACGTGAGCTGTGGGACCCAGACACGTGTCCGGCATCACTACTGCCTTATCTGGCCTGGGCGTGGTCAGTTGATCGCTGGGACGAACGTTGGTCTGAGAGTACCAAAAGGGAAGTGATCAAAAGCTCGCTATTCCTGCATAAACATAAAGGAACGATTGGTGCGATCCGGCGGGTTGTCGAGCCATTGGGTTATCTCATCCGCGTAAAAGAGTGGTGGCAGACCAACGATGCTCCGGGCACCTTCCGGTTGGATATCGGTGTACTGGAAAGCGGTATCACCCATGAAATGTTCGAGGAGCTGGAAAACCTGATTTTTGATGCCAAGCCAGTGAGCCGACATTTGATTGGGTTGGACATCAACCTGGATACCCGCGGTGGATATCACTATTCGGCGGCGACTTACAGTGGTGACGAACTGACGGTTTATCCTTATTTTCCGGAACAAGTAACAATCTCCGGCTCAGAAGTTGTGGGCGCGGGCATACATATTATTGATGACATGAGGATTAGATCATGAGTACCAAATATTTTGCGCTATTGACGCAGTTAGGCGCAGATAAGTTAGCAAATGCGGCGGCATTGGGTACTAAAATTGAAATTACCCATATGGCCGTTGGTGATGGTGGTGGCGGCAGCCTGCCGACGCCGGACACTAAACAAACCAAATTGATTAATGAAAAGCGTCGTGCAGCGATTAACACGCTGAACATTGATCCCAAAAACACCAACCAAATTGTTGCAGAACAGGTTATTCCTGAAAACGAAGGTGGCTGGTGGATCCGTGAGATTGGCCTGTTTGACAAAGACGGCATTCTGATTGCCGTAGGTAACTGTGCGGAAACCTACAAACCCCAGTTGCAGGAAGGTTCCGGCCGCACCCAGACTATTCGCATGATTTTGATTGTCAGCAGCGCTAACGCGGTGACATTAAAAGTTGACCCGTCCGTGATTTTGGCTACGCGTGAGTATGTGGATGATTCCATTAATAAACATGCCAACAGCCGTAACCACCCTGACGCGACGCTGAATGAGAAGGGTTTTGTGATCCTGAGCAGCGCAGTGGACAGCAATAGCGAAACGCATGCAGCAACCCCGAAAGCGGTAAAGGCGGCGTATGATTTGGCGAAGGCGGCGGAGAATAATGCCAATGGCCGCGTTCCGGCAGGGCGTAAGGTGAATGGTAAGGCGCTATCGGCGGATATTGCCCTGAATGCGGGGGATGTTGGCGCGTATAACACAGCCCAAACTGACGCTAAAGTGAGTGAGGCTAGATCATTAGCTAACACTGCAAACCAAAATGCGGCTAATGCAAATAATAATGCCAACACACGTTTGGAGAAAAACAAGAACGGAGCGGATATTCCAAACAAACCGGAGTTTGTAGAAAACCTCGGTTTAGCGGGAACCGTGGAGCAGGCGCAAAATGCCGTGCCGAATTCAAGGAAAATTAACGGGAAATTACTTGTAAATGATATCACCCTGAATGCAGAAGATGTACAGGGTGAACCCCGTTTTAACACGACAATAGACCTGACAGGGTTGAGCAGTGACCGCTATTACCCCGTATGGTGGCGTTTTCCGGCGAATGATGGAGCAAATTCGTGGTTAACGATTCATCGCTGGTACGCTGAAGACCAAGCAAAAGAACCTTTTGGTAAAGGGGTGACCCACCTTGCCGGACTGTCGTTGCAGATTGAAGGGGGAGATGTTCCATGGGGAGGCGATGCCCAGTACCTGAATATTAAACGGATTCGCCAAACCTACCGTAATACCGTCAAAAATATTCGCCATGGCATGATGTGTATAGCGAGGCCGATTGAGGGTAAGTACCCGCTTTATCAGGGTGCAAAATCCGGTGATATTGTAACATGCTATACGCGTAGTGGCTGTTATTTACGAGGCGGCTTGACTTATCATGTGACAAGCAATTTTTCCGGCATTCATTATTCCCGTGAAGAAGGGGAAATTGAAGTCGATAACTCATTACAATCCCATAATAACTTTGAGATTAAATGGACAGCTAAATCTTACACTATTGATGATCCTCTGTTAGGAAAAGATTACGATGATACTGTTCTGCCATATGCCCATGATTATGCAGAAACCATTAATCTAGCCAAGAATGCTTACCCTAAAACTGGGGGGAGAATCGAAGGGAAAGTGGATGTTTCCAGTGATATCGAAGCAACTGGCTGGATTGGCGGAAAAGAGCTGTGGGAACGTAAGTCCGACGGTGGCTGGGTGCGAGCATATAGCCCTCAGAATAAACCAACTGCGGAAGAAATTCAGGTTGAGCCGCGTCTTAACACGACCATTGACCTGACCGGATTGAGCAGTGACCGTTATTATCCCGTATGGTGGCGTTTTCCATCGAATGATGGAGCAAATTCGTGGCTAACTATTCATCGCTGGTACGCTGAAGACCAAGCAAAAGAGCCTTTTGGTAAAGGGGTAACCCATCTTGCCGGATTATCATTACAGATCGAAGGGGGAGATGTCCCTTGGGGAGGGGATGCTCACTACCTAAATATTAAACGAATTCATCAACGATACCGTAAAACGGTGCGAAATGTACGTCATGGCATGATGAGTATTGCCAGACCGATTGAGGACAAATTTCCTCTCTATGGCGGTGTTAAATCCGGCGATATTGTTACATGTTATATGTATAGCGGTTGTTATTTACGGGGTGGACTAACCTATCATGTCACCAGTAATTTTGACGGTATCCATTATTCCCGTGAAGAAGGAGAAGTAGAAATATGGAAAGCCGATAGTCCTAGTGAATGGGAAATAAAGTGGATGGTGAAGTCCTATGCCATTGATGATCCTATATTAGGAGAAGAATATGCTGATATTGTAACACCATATACATATGATTTTTTAGATATGGTATACCCGATAGGAATAGTTGCATGGTTCGCCAAGAATAAAAACCCGAATGATCTTTTTCCTAAAACACAATGGAAATATATTGGTGAAAATAAAACAATTCGTTTGGCTAATCAAAATGGTTCCAATGTACTTTCTGTCGGTGGAAATGATTCAATAACACTCACGAGTGCACAAATACCATCACATAATCATTCATTCAATGCTACAACTAGTAATTTTGATTATGGTACTAAGACTACTAATTCTAATGGGAATCACTTCCATGACAGTGGATGGGGGGAGGCTTCTGGTGCCCGATATGGAAATTATGATAATACGAGAAATAATGTAGGTTCTAGTAGTACTGATTGGGATAATTATAAGCATAAAACCAGCACTGAAGGTGCTCATACGCATACAATGCATATTGGAGCACACACACACTCAGTGTCAGGCACAACGGGAAATACGGGTAGTAACTCAGCTATAAATATTACTAACTCACATGTCATGTTAATGGGATGGTATAGAACAGCATAGCAATATATTTTTACTGACTTTTATGTATTCTCATTATTAATAACAATCAGGGGCATATGCCCCTGATAATTACTCTGGTTTTTTAGGCCAGTTAATATTTGGAACTTTTGAACAGTCCAAACGGCTTAATGCTATGCTGTATAATTCCCAGTTATCCAGACGATTAATTTCATAGTTTGTTGCTATATTTCTTTTGATAATGCGCTCTAACCTCATGATTTGTGTATCGGCTCTATTCAGTAAAGATTGCTTCTTTCGCTCTGCTTGTTGTTGTAATTCTTCTTTGGTTGGAGGAGGAATATCTCCCCATGCAGGCAAACCATTATTACCAGATATACGAATTTTACCTTCAGGGGGCATATTACCTACAAATTCTGAATAAACGCTGTCATCAACGTCAATCCCATCATCTGGCCATGAGCCTGCATTAATATAATTTTGTTTCAATTCGTAAGGATAAAATTGATTCTCTTTTGCACTATAAAAATACATATATTCTCCCATTAATACCCTATTGCCAACCAGTAGATAAATGAATTTTGAACAACGCTCCAGTGCTCACCTGTCTGAAATATAAATTTTTCTTTATCGAAACTATGAACTGTTATTGCTGGACTGTTTATATTATCCCTCGTATCGCTATTAGTAATATTTGGCATTATATTGAAACATACATTGGAAAAAGGGATAGCAAATTTTTGCGTAAAGCTTGTTCCATGAGGTATTCCTTTGCTTCCACCTAAGTCATTTGTTTTATATGGATTATTCCACTTTCCCCATTGAATGATAAGTCCTGTATCACCACACTTCCACCAACCATTAGGATCTTTTTTTACTGTATTCTGCAACCCCAGTATTCCTAAGTTACATTTCACTGAACCATCATTATATACTCCTAGCCATTTATCATTAGCCGTTTCAATAAAAACACCATTACTTTGGTCGTAGACTCGGCAACCATTATTTAAATATATTCTGTTAAGATATAGCATGGCATTTTTATCGAAGGCCCAATTCTTCATACCATTGCCACCATATCCTCCAATACGTCCATCATTGTTAACATAAAGGTAACGATTTTTATCCCCACTTCTTATTTGTGATTCTGTACCACCATAATAAGTAAATATATTTCCATTAGCATAATCACCTTTAGTTTGATATTTACTATCAGTTTCCGATTTTGTATAAGCACCAATAATCGCAGCAGTTGGTTTGTATCCTTCATGATAAACTGGATGTCCTTTCACGCGGAGATTATCCGATTTAAGACTCATCCATTCCGTGGTTCCTCCTCCAGAGAGGCTATGCTGCCATTTGAAATATTCGTTACCATTATCTGCGGTTTTAAACCACATATAGGAGTCGATATCACCATCTCCGGTATTTTTAAAACCGATAGCGGCCATGTCCGTATTTCTGCGCCAAGCTATTTCAGTGTCAGTCGAAATAGTAATATTCCCTGTCACCTCGCCCCCACTACGTTGTAAAGCACCGGCCGCCAACTTTTGGGTTTCCGTTAAACCTAAGTTTATCCTCGCTTGTTCTGCAGTTTTTGCTCCTGTGCCTCCTGCAGCTATAGCAACTAACCCGTTCTTGATGTTACCTACACTGTCTACGGAAAATTTAATGTCACCTTCTGGTTCATTTTTTAGTGCCAGCCATCCACCATCACCAATTTCAAGACTACCTGATTTATTAGGCGTCTTGATAAGACTAATTTTGGGTTTCTCAGTATATAAATCGCTTCTGGCAAATGAATCAGTTGCTGCTTTTTGACTCATTACTGTTGTTGTCGATGTTCCTGCTTTTTGTTCTATAAAACCGAGGTTTTCCGAAATCCACAGATCCTTACGATCCAGCCAAGATCCCACTCCCTAATCCCTGAAAACCAAAACCCAGCGACAAAAAAGAGCCATTTTTGCCTGTCAAAAAATAACCAAAAGCCAGAATCACACTGAATAATCCTGAAAAGGATAAATTTTAAACCAAGTAAGGCTCAATAAATAACCAAATTAAGGTTGTTGTTTAACCAATTTAAGGTTCTCCCCCAACCAAACCACCTAATTCCCCCAAACTCAACCGAAATCAATTAAAAACTAACTCAACAAATTGATTATAAACAAAAATATAAACCCACACTTGTACCATCCCCCACACACCGCCAATCGAATGATTTCCCCCGCCCAATCCGCCAATATATCAGCACACCTTAACAGGAGAGAACGCTAACATGGCACAAGATTATCACCACGGCGTCCGTGTACAGGAAATTAACGAAGGTACTCGTACCATCACTACCGTTAGCACCGCTATCGTAGGTATGGTTTGTACTGCCCCTGACGCAGACGAAAAAACATTTCCATTAAACAGCCCAGTTCTGATTACTGACGTTATGAGCGCCAGTGGCAAAGCAGGGAAAAAAGGCACTTTGTTCGCTTCACTGAAAGCTATCGCTGCGCAGGCTCAGCCTGTGACTGTGGTTGTTCGTGTAGAAGAGGGTGAAACTGAAGAAATAACCGCTTCTAACATCATCGGTGGTGTCACTAATGAAGGTAAGAAAACCGGTATGCAGGCACTGTTGGCGGCGCAAAGCCAGCTCGGTGTTAAGCCCCGTATTCTGGGGATTCCGGGTCTGGATTCAAAAGCTGTGGCTATTGAACTGGCTTCTATTGCCGAGAAACTGAAAGCAATGGCATATGTGAGCGCTTATGGCTGCAAAAAAATCGAAGAAGTCATCAAATATCGTGAAAATTTCAAGCATCGTGAGCTGATGCTGATTTGGCCTGACTTCCTGAGCTGGGATACTGTCACCAACAGCGAAGCGACTGCTTTTGCAACCGCTCGTGCTCTGGGTTTGCGCGCTAAGATCGACCAGGAAACCGGCTGGCATAAAACCTTGTCCAATGTGGGTGTCAATGGTGTGACTGGTCTGTCCGCTGATGTGTTCTGGGATCTGCAAGATACCGCGACTGACGCTGATTTGCTGAACAAAGCTGGCATCACGACGCTGATCCGCAAAAATGGTTTCCGTTTCTGGGGTTCACGCACCTGTTCTGATGACGCACTGTTCCAGTTTGAAAGCTACACCCGTACCGCTCAGATTTTGGCTGACACTATGGCTGAATCACACATGTGGGCGATTGACAAACCGCTGACCCCATCGTTGGTACGCGATATTATCGAAGGTATCAATGCCAAGTTCCGTGAGCTGAAAGCCGGTGGTTACATCATTGATGGTCGTTGCTGGTACGACGACAAAATCAACGATAAAGACACCCTGAAAGCAGGCAAATTGACCATCGATTATGACTATACCCCTGTACCGCCACTGGAAGACATGATGTTACGCCAGCGCATTACAGATAGTTACCTGATGGATTTCGCTAAAAGTATCAATAAATAAGGGGCTGACTGATGGCTTTACCTCGCAAACTTAAATACCTGAATTTGTTCAACGATGGCAACAACTATCAGGGCATTGTGGAAGAACTGACTCTTCCTAAATTGAGCCGCAAGCTGGAAGCCTACCGTGGCGCCGGCATGAACGGCAGTGCAATGGTGGATCTGGGCCTGGATGAAGGCGCACTGGATGCTGAATTCACTCTGGGCGGTGTTGAATCTCAACTGTACAAACAGTGGGGCATAGCGAAAGCGGATGGCGTCATGCTGCGCTTTGCCGGCTCTTTTGAGCGCGAAGATACGGGTGACGTAGTTGCAGTTGAAGTTGTGATGCGTGGTCGCTTCCAGGAGTTTGATCACGGCACGTATAAACAGGGTGATAACACTCAGACCAAAATCACCGCCAAAAACACTTATTTCAAACTGACATGGGGTGGTGAAGAACTGATTGAAATCGACACCATCAACATGGTTGAAAAAGTCGGTGGGGAAGATCGTCTGGAGCAGCATCGCCGCGCTATCGGTCTTTTTTAATCGCTTCTTTTAGCAATTAACTTTTTTAAAACTTATTTCCTGTCTCTTCAAGGCGTGAATCATACCTGTTGAGACAGGTTTCTAATCGGATAAACAAGGTTGAACCATGACAGAAACACTGAATACTCAAAATGACGATCTGCGCACCATTGAACTGGAAGCACCACTGGCACGAGGCAACGGCGAAATCACGGAAGTGGTGGTACGCAAACCTAACAGCGGTGCGTTGCGCGGTGCACGTTTACAGGCACTGCTGGAAATGGATGTGGATTCTATGCTGCTTGTCCTGCCGCGTGTGACCACCCCTGCATTGACCAAAAATGACCTGATGATGATGTCACCTGGTGATCTGATTAATCTCAGTGTGGAGGTGGTCAATTTTTTGTTGCCGAAGTCGGTCAAGTCCGATTCCCAGAACGATTAACCGTTGATGAATTGGTGGCAGATATTGCCACCGTTTTTCACTGGTCACCGACAGTCACAGATGAAATGTCACTCTCGGAACTATTGGACTGGCGGCATCGGGCCATTTTAAGAAGTGGTGCAGAAAATGAGTAATATACAGTCACAGCTCAACAAGGTACTGAGTACCGTTGGAAAGCTGACCAGTTCCTTTAAATCTTTTCAACAGCATCAGAAAAAACTGGTAGGTTCAGTTGATAAAATTTATAACCAGTTTAAAAAACTTAATAAGACTGTTGAAGGATTAAAACCCATTGTAGGTTATGCGCAGGAAACTGCGCGTCTGCGTGCCGAGCTTAAAACCTATAATCAAACCATTAAACAATCTTTCTCTGCGCAGAAAAACGCCACTGGAGTGGTGCAAGTCAGCGCTGCTAGCCAATCAGCCAATATCACCCAAATTACACAGAATATTAGACAAGAAAATTCATCCAGTAAAAAGAGTGAATTTAATCTGGGTGTGACGGGTAATATGACTAACAATTTTAAATTGTTAGATAAATTGGTTATTAATATTAATCCTCAGATAACAATTTTATTTGGTATGTTGAATAAAATTAATGGGGTTTTGAATTTAACGACGGGTTTTGTACAGGTAACATTCCAAACATTAATTAATAATATACAAATATTTGGCAATATTAGTATCAAAGCATTTAATTCATTAAAAGTCAGTCTGGCAATATTTACCCAATTAGGCATTCAAGCGTTTGCAAATTTCAGTGCAAAACTGAATTTATTTGCTCAATTAGGGCTTAGCATTTTTGTGCAATTAAGAGCCAGTCTAAATGTATTTGTTCAGATTGGCATTCAGGCACTGAATAAATTAAGTACCAGTTTAGATCTCTTTGCCCAGATAGGAATTCGGGCCTTTATTGAATTAAAAGCGAGCCTGAATTTCTTTGCGCAGTTGGGTATTCTGGCATTTGGTAAATTGAAAGCCACGCTGGATTCATTTGTACAGCTGGGCGTGCAGGCGCTGGACAGATTGCTGGCACCGCTGGATGTCTTTACCCAGTTGGGACTGAAAGCGTTTGAAGAATTAAAAGCCAGTCTCGCCTTCTTTGCTGATTTGGGTGTTCAGGCGCTGGACAAGCTGAAAGCCACGCTGGATTCATTTGTACAGCTGGGCGTGCAGGCGCTGGACAGATTGTTGGCACCGCTGGATGTCTTTACCCAGTTGGGACTGAAAGCGTTTGAAGAATTAAAAGCCAGCCTTGCCTTCTTTGCTGATTTGGGCGTTCAGGCACTGGACAAGCTGAAAGCCACGCTGGATTCATTTGTACAGCTGGGCGTGCAGGCGCTGGACAGATTGCTGGCACCGCTGGATGTCTTTACCCAGTTGGGGCTGAAAGCGTTTGAAGAATTAAAAGCCAGCCTCGCCTTCTTTGCTGATTTGGGTGTTCAGGCGCTGGACAAATTAAAATCCAGTCTGGATATATTTACCCAGATTGGAGTTCAGGGACTGGAAGAATTAAGAGCCAATCTGAATAGATTTGCGCAGGTGGGGATTCAGGCCATGGAGAATTTAAGAGATGGTTTGAAGGCATTTGCACAATTTGGAACCGAGGCTTTGGAAGCGCTAAGAGCCGCCATGGACTTTTTTGGTAAAACCGGAAACAAGGTTTTTGGTTCACTTAATGATGGCGCTGATTTGCTGTCTAATAAAGGAGGTAAAGATACCTTTGGAGGACAACGAAAAGGTTTGGGGGTATTAGGGAATATCGGTCAAAAGGTTTTTGGCGTTTTAGGTAATGGAATAAATATTCTGGCAAGTGTTGGTGTAAAAGGCCTGTCTTTTTTAAGTAGTGCTTTTAGTGTATTAGGTAAAGCAATGCTGTTTATTGGCCGAGCTATGATGGCGAACCCCATTCTTGCTATTATCGGCGTTATCGCAATGGCTGCTATTTATATTTGGCAGAATTGGGAAACATTAGGACCCAAATTCACTGCTTTGTGGGAAAACATCAAAAATGTTTGTAGCAATGCATGGCAGGGAATTAAAGACAGAGTCAGTGCTGCTTGGGAAGGTATTAAGAGTTATTTCATGGATGGGGGATTAATTGGTCTTATTTACCAAAATTGGGACACGATTAAAAAAAGCACTTTAGAAGCCTGGGAATCCGTTAAAGCTAAAATAGGTGAAGTTTGGGAGTCCGTTAAACAGAATACATTGGAAATTTGGGAGAGCGTTAAAAAATCAATTTCAGATAGATGGAATGAAATTGTTGCTGATGTTCAGGCTATTCCTGAAAAATTAAAACAGGCTGGTTCGAATATGATCGACAGTTTGTTATCTGGTATTCAAGAAAAATGGGAGAACCTGAAAAATAAATTTGCCTCTATTACTGATTGGTTTAAATCGTGGTGGTCTGATGATGAGAAAAAAGAGGTCACGTTAAAAAAATCAGAGGAAGTTACCAAGAGCGAAACAGCTAAACAGGCGAAGCAGATTGCTCAATACGATACAGGCGGGAATATTCCGGCTGGAGAATTCGGCATCGCAGGTGAGCGTGGCCCTGAAATTATCAGAGGGCCGGCAAGTGTGATCAGTCGGAGAAATACAGCGAAATATGCTGCCGCTGGTGTTGCTCTTAGCACAATGTCACTACCGGTTGTGGCGCAGGATGCACCATTCCACGCGCAGAGTTTACCTGCTCACGCTTATGAGGAAGTGCAGGCGAAACGGGAGCGGAGTCAGCCACAGCAATACAGTGGCGCAGCACCGCAATATAACATCTATGTCTATGGCTCCCAGGGACAATCCGCGCAGGATATTGCCCGTATGGTCAGGCAGGAATTGGAACAAAGGGAACGCATACAACAGGCTCGTACGCGTAGCTCATTTTCAGACAGAGGAGAAGATTTCTCATGATGGCTGCACTTGGTTTATTTGTTTTTATGCTGAAAACAACGCCCTATCAGACTTTTCAATATAAACAGAGTTGGCGACATGCCTTTAACAGCCGCGTGGGAGCGCGGCCTGCATGGCAGTTTGTCGGTTCAGACAATGATACGATCACGCTATCAGGGGAGCTTTATCCTGAACTGACAGGGGGTTCACTTTCATTAACCGCATTGAAATTGATGGCTGATAGTGGCAAGGCGTGGTCTTTTATTGATGGCAGTGGTGCCATTTACGGTATGTTCGTTATCGAAAGCATTGATGAGACAAAAACAGAATTTATGTCAGGCGGTGCGGCCAGAAAAATCAGTTTTACGCTGACTTTGCGACGTGTTGACAATAATTTGTTTGAAATGTTGGGCGATTTGCAGGATCAGCTTTCTGATATCAAGAAAGATTTACCTAATTTGCCAAAGAAACTTTCTGCATCCAAAGATGATGTTGTGGGTAAAGTCAAGGAAGTGTTCTCATGATTGATTCTGAAAAGTGGATACCCGACACGGATTGGGTTCCTCAATTTGATTTGGTCACTGGAAAAACCAGTAAGCCTGCTTTTCGGCTGGAAATCAACAACCAGGATATCAGTGGAAAGATTCAATCACGCCTGATGTCATTAACATTGACGGATAATCGTGGTTTGGAATCAGACCAGCTCGATATTGAGTTGGATGATGCGGACGGAATGCTGAAGCTGCCTCGTCGTGGCGATATTCTTATCTTAGAACTGGGGTGGCATGGCCACTCCTTAACACCGAAAGGAAAATTTGTTGTTGATGAAATTGAACATAGTGGTGCGCCCGATCGATTAACCATTCGTGCCCGCAGTGCAGATTTTCGTGGTGATCTGAATACGAAAAAGGAAATTTCTTACCATAAATGCACGCTAGGCAGTATTGTCAGTACCATTGCTGCCCGAAATAAATTGGCATTTAAGATAAGCTCAGAGTTGGAAAATATCTCTGTGCATATCGATCAAACCAATGAATCTGACATGAGCTTTTTGACTCGACTGGCAAAACAAGAAGGTGCAATCGCTTCAGTCAAAAATGGCGAATTATTGTTTGTTCAGCAAGGGCAGAATAAAACAGTGAGTGGTCAGAATATTCAGACTGTGCTGATCACGCGTCAGTCAGGGGATAGTCACAGATTTTCTCTGTCCGATCGTGAGGTCTATACTGGTGTTGTTGCCCAATGGATGGATACACGTACAGCAACTAAACAGACGGTTAAACTGAGGCGAAAGGAATCAGAGGAAGGAAAAGCTGAACTTGTCGTTGAATATGAAAGTAGTCGCCAATCATCAGGCAAAAGTTCTTCTCAAACAGACAAAAAAACCACTAGAAAAGAGGCGGCTTCTTCCGGGAAAAAGCAACCACAATCCTCTAAAAAAGACAAAGATCTTAAACCTAAACCACCTGCACCTGGCAAAGTTAATTTGGCGAAGAAAAAACCAAAAACGAAAGGTCGTGGTAAGCCAGCTTATATTAAAAAGGGGAGTAAAAAGAAAAGCAAAAACAAAGGTAACGGCAGTATCGAGATAGAAGCAAATTACGATATTGCAGCAAGCTCATCTTATGAAGAACAGCGTGAATCAACGGTTGAACACCATCAAACGACGACGGTACAGCAAGAATCTGCAAGCTATTTGGTGGGAACTCAGGAGAATACTCTGGCGCTTTCACGTATTTATTCTGACAAAGAAAGTGCAGAGCGTGCCGCTATCGCTGCTTGGAAAAAAATACAACGAGGTGCTGCGCAGTTCTCTATCACATTAGCATTGGGGCGTGCTGATATTTATCCTGAAATGCCTATCCAGTTAGAAGGGTTTAAGCCAGAAATTGATGGAACTGACTGGACCTTGGTCAAAGTCACTCATACGCTCAATGACAGTGGTTTTACGACATCATTAGATCTCGAAATAAAAAGCGACTAATTTGAAATGAGTACTTGATCTCGATATGAGATCTTTGATATATTATTCACCAGACGAGACGGTGTTATTTCAAGACAGTTATTTCAAGATAACGATTTCAGAAAGGTGAACAATATGATTAAGTGTCCTCTGTGTGATCAATCAGCACATACACGTAGCAGCTTTGAGCATTCGAGCCAAACAAAGGAGCGCTATAACCAATGTCAGAATATCAATTGTGGGGCAACGTTCGTCAGCCATGAAACCTTTGTCCGTTTCATTTCTAAGCCAGGTGAAGTCCAGAATGTGACGCCACATCCAAGGGCAAAAACCAAGAGACAACCTCGCCAGAAAGCAGCTGCCGTACAATAA